TGTATAGGGAAGCAATAAAAGATTGCGGGCCTTACAGAAACTATCATTTTATGGATAAAGAATCGCTGGAGTATATGATTAAAGGCTGGACTGCCGGCAGAGTTGGGCGAATTGTCATAGTAACTGGCAATTACGAAGCTGATTTTTATCTTGGCAGCAGGGAGTATAACCGTGAACAAATGTCACGGCTTATTGATTGCCTTCTGGCTATGGCAGAAGAGCAGGGCGTTAAGCTGAGACCTAGAGCTGACATCGAAGAAATGCTGAATAAATGGGGCAATAAAGATGATTCCAAAAGTAAAGCGGATACGGCTTAAAGGTGTCGCGCTTAAAAAACTTTGTGAAGCAGTATACGACCGTGATAGTGGGTTGTGTGTAAATTGTAGCCGCTTTGTGGAACCTGGTGTAAAACCTCACCACGAGCCGCTAAAGTCACAAGGTGGACAGGATAGGCTTGAAGATATGGCAATGCTTTGTAATGACTGTCATTACCTGCGCCACAATGCCACCGAGGGCGTTGTAATTGGGCAAAAGGTAAAAGCGTATTTATCTACAAAATATGACCATCAGGAGTAAAGTGCTATGAATACTGGGTTTATTGCTTTACATCGAAAATTGTTAGATAGTCCGATTTGGCAGGTTACGACAGTTGAGCAAAAAGTAATTTTAATCACTCTGCTTTTAATGGCAAATCACAGTGAAAAAAAGTGGTATTGGCAGGGAGAAGAATTTATTTGCCAACCGGGACAATTTATAACAAGCTTGCCTAATATCGTAAAAGCTTGCGGAAATGGACTAACAGTCCAAAATGTAAGGACTGCGTTAAAAAAGTTTGAAAATATGAATTTTTTAACAGACCAATCAACAAAGACTGGAAGGCTGATAACTATAGTAAACTGGCAGGTTTATCAAGGAAAAAGGGAAGTCGATAACAGACAACCTAACAGTCAGCTAACAGACGGTCAACAGACACCTAACAGACAACCTAACAGTCAGCTAACATCTAACAATAATGATAATAATATAACAATGATAAACAATGATAATAATAATAACGCGCACGCACGCGAGCAAACCAAAAATAGATTAGAGGTTAACGAAAAAGAAAAAGGTTTTGAATTATTTTGGGAATTATATCCGTCGAAAAGGAAAAAGCCTGTTGCAAGAATAGCATGGATGAATATGCGTGTACACTCTGAAGAACAGTATGCATTGATTAATGCTGCTGTTGAGCGATACAAAAAAACTAATCAGTGGCAGGAGGAGAACGGAAGGTACATACCTGATCCTGATACTTTTTTGCAGGATGAACGCTGGACGGATGAAATCAAATTGTCTGAAGCAGTGCGAGCTGCTGACAGGGAAGCACAGGAGAAAGACGAATGGATTGCAAAAAATAAGGAGCGCTGGGCAGCGATACCTCCAGAGAAAAGAAAATACAGACTGGCTTGTTTTATGGGGCTGGACTGGGAGGAAGTGAGGGATATGCCATATGTTGGAACTTAGAGAGATAACGGCAGCTTATGAAGTGTGGCAGGCGGCGGGATTAAAGCCAAACTGGGGAAGCGAAGATGCAAAAAAAACTATCGAAAGGCAAACCCTGGAGCGTTATAAATACACAGACATTGAGATGTGGGGCGATACTGTTGATTATATCGCTGATAATAATAAATATTGGCCAACATGGGCAGATATTAATAATACTTTATCAATCCTACGACAAAATAAAATCGGTGCAGAGAAGAAGGCTATTGAGCGTAATTCTAAAGCGGCAAATGAGTTTGTTAAAAAGTTGTTTGCTGATCTTGCTGCCGGTAAAACATTTGGCGAACTACGGCAGCCAATGAGCAAGAAAGTTAGAGCTGCAGCAAAGAGGATTTTTCCTGATGCTGACGATAGCTTTATAAAGCGTAATTACAACGATATCAGCTTTATCGCAGACGTTGAACGAAAATGCGCTGAATGTATTAACACTGTTGATTGCCCATACAGCGGACATCAACCGTTTTTGAGAGTAGATAAAGAAAGCGGATTTACTTATGTGGTTGCTGATCGTGAGCGGTGTTATAAATATCATCCGTTAGTGCCTGATGTAGTGCCAAAGCAGTCAGCATGTCGTCAAGGTGATTTAGCTAAAGTTTAAAGGAGCGGTAACTATGAAAAAGTATGAGTTGACAGCAGAGTTTATAGAACAATGGGGCAAGAAATTATTTAGGATTAAGGCTTTAATTAGCTTTGGAAGTGTTGAAGCTGGTGAACTTGGTGGATATGTGGAAAAAGAAGATAACTTAGCGCAAGATGGCGACGCTTGGGTGTGCGACAACGCTAGGGTGTGCGACAACGCTAGGGTGTACGGCAACGCTTGGGTGTGCGACAACGCTAGGGTGTACGGCAACGCTAGGGTGTGCGACAACGTTATGGTGTACGGCAACGCTAGGGTGTGCGACAACGTTATGGTGTACGGCAACGCTTGGGTGTGCGACAACGTTATGGTGTACGGCAACGCTAGGGTGTGCGACGACGCTTGGGTGTACGGCGACGCTAGGGTGTACGGCGACGCTAGGGTGTACGGCGACGCTAGGGTGTGCGACAACGCTAGGGTGTACGGCAACGCTTGGGTGTGCGACAACGCTGACTATTTATTGATCGGTCGCATTGGTAGTAGATTTAGTTTTACGACATTTTTCAAAAATAAAGACAAAGGTATAACAGTGTCTTGTGGTTGTTTCTTAGGGACTATTGCCGAATTTAGAGCTAAGGTTACCGATACACATGGAAATAATAAGCATGCAAAAATATATAACCTTGCTGCAGATATGGCAGAACTACAGATTTTAGGCGAAGAACATTTTGACAAGCTGAACACTAATAAGTCAGAACCGTTTTGAGGTGAGATTATGAATTGCGATATATGCCATAAGGATACAACGGCGGGTAGTCACGTAAACAGAGGTCGATATTTTGAGGTGCATATTTGCCCGAGCTGCTTGATGTGGTCAGATGATATGCGGGCTGTTACAGCACGGGAGATATTTAATAACTTTAAAAGATTTCAGGACAAGGAATGCGTTAGCATAAGAAGCGAGCAGGAGTGAGGACAATGAAAATGTTATCGCTATTTAGCGGAGCAGGTATGATTGACCTTGCTGCCAGCTGGGCGGGAATAGAAACAGTGGCTTTTTGTGAAATCGAAGAATACCCGCAAAAAATATTGCAAAGGAGGTTTCCGGGTGTCCCAATTTACAGAGATGTCAGAGAACTCACGGCAGAAAAACTTAAAACTGATGGAATACCCAAGATCGATATTATCAGCGGAGGATTTCCGTGCCAAGATGTTAGCACAGCAGGTAAAAGAACTGGTTTCGTTGATAGTGAAGGGAACGTTACCCGCTCCGGTCTTTGGGGAGAGTATGCCCGGCTTATTTGCGAACTTAAACCAAGATGGGTTGTGGCTGAAAACGTGGCAGGGTTACTGTCAATCTCTGCTGCCGGGATTCGGGGGGGAGGATTCGGAACTGTACTCCGAGACCTGGCCGAAATGGGGTATCGTGTTGGATGGTCATGCTATGGAGCTGCCGATGTTGGAGCACCACATAAACGAGAGCGAGTGTTTATTGTGGCATACTTCGGACTGTAGCGATCGACGCAGTCTTAAAAGCAAACAGCAAGGAGTAAATAATCAGGTAAAGGCATATTGGCGAACTCCGCAGTCGCATAATGGTGCACAAGGGCCTAAATCTAAGATGTTTTATGAAGAGTGTTTAAAAACTGGTCAGTCAGCAATAACACTCGTAGACCAAGTGAAAAATCAGTTGGCAAACAAGGTGAAACTGAATAAAACAGAAGGACAGTTAAATGCCGATTGGGTTGAGCTACTAATGGGATTACCAATAGGCTGGACTGACATAGATGTTGCAAATGAGGATATTGAAAGCTGGACCGGCTGGCCTGCTCCGATAAATGTAGAGCAATACGCATATGAACCGCCAAGAGTAATAGTTGGTCAGAAAAACAGGGCGAAACGACTAAAGGCGTTAGGTAATGGTTGTGTGCCGCAACAGATTTATCTTGTGTTCGCGGCAATTGTGGAGGTAGAAAATGAAGCGTGAAGCAGTATACACATTATTATTTATCTTTGCCGCTGGATTTTTATGGCAGCTCGGCTGTGCGTTGGCAGAGGTTACTGTAGAGTGGCAGATCTGGCGATAAGGGGAAGTATACCCCTGCGGAGGTGATTAGCCCGTAGGGGGGCGGCCTTTTAAATATAAGGAGTTGGAAACTATGAAACCAATAAATATAAAAATTATGATGGCGTTAATCGAAAAAGAACCAGGCGATCAGTATGTACCAGTATTGAAACCAGTACTTATGCAGATACTGACTGAACTCAAACATCTACGTCGGAAGAATAGTCAGATCGGCGGGAAAGTGGCTCGGTATCGGAGAGAAAAGAAAGCTCTAGAAATTATGTTATCGGCGGTAGTAATAAATGACGACGTGGAATGAACTGCCGGCACACCTTGTAAGTAAAATTCGTTCGGACAGCGTAACGGCGCCGGTGAATTTACCCGGGGCTGTACCTGCGCTGAAGTATGGCAATGCAATAACTGAGGTTGACGGGATTCGCTTTGATAGCAGGAAAGAAGCAAAATACTATGAGGACCTACTTTGGCAGCAGCGTACTGGTGCAGTAAAAAGCATTGAATTACAGCCTGAATTTGTTTTACAGCCTGCTTATGAGGTCGCAGGTAAAAAGATAAGGCCTATTATTTACAAGGCTGATTTCAAGGTAACAGAAGCTGACGGGCATATATATTACGTCGATACAAAGGGTATGCG